CTGCAAGACCTGCAAGACCTGCAATCGCTGCAAGACCTGCAAGACCTGCAAGACCTGCAATCGCTGCAAGACCTGCAAGACCTGCAAGACCTGCAATCGCTGCAATCGCTGCAATCGCTGCAATCCCAGCACCCTGTGTTGGTTTGATTATCTTCGCCATAATTAGGGTTGTCTTCGGCAAATTGCTTTGAAACCCCATTTACTTTTTTATCTGACCTGTTTATGAAATCAGAATATGATTCGAATACTTCCGTTTTGTTCATAATGTTAAATATTGATCTTTTATACTTCGTTTCTTACGTGCTATTTGACTATTCAAGAACCAAATAGTCAATAGTTCTAGGACGACAGAAGAGCCGCCCCAGAGCATTGACCCACTTAACCCAAATAAACTACCAAACAATGCCATAATAATAAGTGATTTAATCAACCGCAAACGACGTAAGTTTTTGTCACTTCGGCATTCCTGTTGAAAAGCGTTTTTTGCTCTGTCGTCGTATAGTGGTCGATTTATCATTTTCTTAATTCGTTAGCCTTGTCAAGATACCAGCGTTCTTTTTTCAAATCCTGATCAATCGGGTTACCTGGCTTGGTACCCATTCGCATACGATACTTGAACGCTGTCAATTCGCAATAGATAGCGGCTTTAGATTTGCCGTAAATCCGAACCATCATGTCAATAACCTCTACACTGTAATTTTCATAGTGCTGGGGGTTTATGTGGTCGTACTCTTTTTGGTCTAGTGCTTTGTCAAGCAGTGGTGTCTTACTCATACCGTTGAAAACATTGCCATTAAACAAAAAGTCAAGATCGCGATTGCTCCAAAAGTTATGAAGAACGCTTTCATAAATGTTGCTACTTTTTTCATACTGTTACTTTTAAATTGCATCATGATGCTAAATAAAATAATTTTTAATAAATACGCAAATTTATTTTTAAGATTTCGACAAAAAAAGCCTGACTATTGCCAGGCTCCTCTTCTTTTTTATAGTGAATTATTTTAAACCAGTACTGATCTTTGCTTTGATTGCGGGGTAGCTTTCATAACCAACTAAAGCAAAATCTTTATTGGTCACATCGCCCGTAACTATATCTTCAGCCGCGCGCGATGCGTCAATGAAATTACCGTTCATTGACAATTTGGGCAAGTCATATTTGTTTGGATTCCGACTAAGTATTTCATTTACTTGGTCTAGGTGATTTTCGTAAATGTGAGAATCTCCGAACGTATGAATAAATTTACCTGGCACCATGTTACAAACCGCTGCCACTATTTCAGTCAAAAGTGAATAACTGGAAATGTTGTAAGGCACCCCAAGAAACATATCCGCCGACCTTTGGTATAACTGACAGTCAAGTGCATAACGTGGCGCGTTTAGATCATCAAGCAAACCTTCTGCCTGGCTCATTTTACTATCAAGCACCGTTTCCCTATCAATTGGGTCTAACGTGTCAATACGTTCGTCCTGCGTCAATGGCCGTGCGTTGAACTGTACCAGGCAATGGCAAGCGTGTAAGGCCATTTGATCAAGCGTTGACGGGTTCCAAGCCGTGATTATGTGCCGCCTCGATGCTGGGGAATGGATCAACCCTTGGATCAGGTTTTTAATCTGGTCAATATGCAAGGGCTTTGCGTTGTGCCTATTCCATTCACGCCAAAGCTTCCCGTATTGGTGGCCGCAATCACCAAAAGAATAGCTTTCAAGTGTTGTTTCCGTCCAATTCTTAATCTTACCAAGGAAAGCTTCATATTTAAGCTTCGGTGCGTCGTTCTCTTCGCAAAGCTTCTTATAATAGTTATATGCGTCTTCGTTCCAGATATTACAACCGTTTCGAATTAGATACTTGATATTAGTATCACCATTCAAGAACCAAATTAACTCGGTTGCTATCTGCCGGAAGCTGACTTTCTTAGTGGTCAATATCGGGAACCCGTCTTTCAGATCGTAACTATTCTGATATCCGAATAAACTGATTGACCCAGGCATTCCTTTACGTGCTGGCGGCTTGACCGTTCCTTGATCAAGAATCGCCTGTAGATGTTTGTGGTATTGTTTCATCTTCTTTGATTTGCTCTATTTTAGTTTTACAATAATTTATCATTTCGTCTTTGGTGTACTTAGGTGAAAAGAACCCAGGTACACCGAAAGCATTGGTGCAATTTCCCGTCTGTTGAATCTCTTCAATTTTAGATTCCCACATGCTGATTAATTTACTTTTGTCCATACTTTGCAATTTTCGATTTAATGGCCTTCATAAGCCCTTCTTGTTTATTGTTCTTATTTTCCAAGCTTCGTATCACGTCCATGTCCAAAGTACCTTGTACGGCCAAATGGTGGATAAATACACGCCCGTTCTTTTGCCCTTGGCGGTAAAGTCTGGCGTTCAATTGTTGATATAATTCCAGCGACCAAGTTTGGCCGAACCACACAATTATATTACCTCCACTTTGGAGGTTCAGACCATGCCCGCCACTGGCTGGGTGCATCAACATAACTTGAATCTTTCCAGCGTTCCAATCTTTGATATGTTGACCTGTTTTAAGCTGAACCGGCTTATATTTCTTTAACTTTGTCAAAAGTCTGGCCAGATCATGCCGAAATGTCCACGCAATCAATACCGGCTTTCCGTTGGCATTTTCAATTATTTCTTCAACGGCATCAAGCTTAACTTGGTGAACTTCGTGCCAATTCTTGTCTTCGTCATAGACGGCACCATTAGCAAATTGAAGAAGCTTATTTGATAGTGCCGCCGCGTTCACTGCGGTAATATCGCTTTCCATTAGTTCAAGCACCCGTTCCCGTTCAAATTCGGCATACTGTTGCGCCACTTCTGGGGAAAGGTTCAAACTAATAACGTTATCAATGCGATCAGGCATATTCAAATAATCGACCGCTTTCATAGACATACAAATATCTTTGATCTTGGCGTGAATACGTTCTTCTCCTTCGTTCTTGATTTTGTAGTTGTAAATGATATGCCCGTTGCGTTGGCCAAGGTTAAAGTAGCGATCCCTATACATAGTGATAGTTTTACCCAAGCGTTCCCCACGATCAAGAAGGTATATTTGCGACCACAGGTCAATCAAACCGTTGGGGGCTGGGGTTCCGGTCAACAAAACCACACGGTCGAAAGACGGTTGTACTGCTTTCAAAGCTTTGAACCGTCCAGATTTAGGGCTTTTGAAGCTACTTGATTCATCAATGATCAGCATATCAAATGGAAGCATAGAACCGCCGTACTGACCACATAGCCAAGCGATATTGTCGCGGCTGATAATGTAAAGATCAGCCTTGGCGCGCAAAGCTTCCTTGCGTTTGCCTTCGTTGCCGATAACTTTGGAAATACGAAGGTGCTTCAAATGATCCCATTTTTCGCATTCGGTCGACCAAACATTTTCAGCTACCCGCTTAGGTGCTACAATTAGAGCTTTGGAAACTTCTAATTCTTCGTAGATCAGTTTGTTGGTAGCTGTCAAAGTTGACACCGTCTTACCTAAACCCATGTCAAGCATAAGCCCGCAATGCGGCGTTACCATGATATGGTTGACGGCTTCCCGTTGATAAGCATATAGATGTGTTTCGTTCATAATAGTATCTCATCACCCCACTGGTTAGCCATTGCTTCGGCAACACCCCCGTAGGTTTTTGATCTTTCTTTGGCTCTATTTTTTGAAGGGGGTAATTTGTTTTGACCTGAATCCGTTTGGTTAGCCCATCGCTGTTTCCCTGCAACAATTCTTGGTTCTATGTATTGGGTAGGCATCAAAAGCGGCAAACCTTTTAACCACAAACAAGTAGCTTTACTTGCGTCAATGACCGAATTGGTACGGTTGTATTATTTGATCAGGTTTTCTAATTCTTGAGCTTATACACCCTATGGGGTTTTCAAGTGCTATTCTTGAGCAGTCCCGTTCAAAGATCATCTGCACAAAAGAAAGGGCGTATTCTGTTTTTTTCTTGCCGGCCAGGGTCTTTTTTGTTCCAATGGGGGCCGGAAGAACACAGGTACGTACACGGCGGAAAAGCTATGATCATGTCCCAATCTGCTCCCGAACCAATAACATCTTCAAGATAACCCTGTAAGTGCCATTCAGGGTGGCCACCACTACAGGGCAATACATCACAAGAATAAGCTTCATGGCCTTTGGCACGAAAAGCTTTGCACACTTCTTGGCTTTCTTCGCAAGCAATTAATATTCTCATTGTTGATAACTATGTTAATAAGTGGATAACTTTTTCAATTCCTTCAGAAGAGTCGATCACCTCGACCTGAAAACCCATTGATCGCAAACGCTGATGAACCTTGTCTTGTATCTTCCTTGTCTTCTGGCCAGTGGTCTTCAGTTCTACGAATAGGAACTTACCACCAGGCAATAAGCAAAGCCGATCTGGTAAACCGGTCACATGGGTAGCAAGCAATTTAATAGACCAGCCGCCAAGCTGATCTATTTTTTGTCGAAGTTTACGTTCAAGAAGTTTTTCTGACTCGATCAAAGCTTTCGATTGATTAGGCCGCCTTGCAAAAGTCGTCGTTTTGAACATCTTTCAATAGCGACATGTACTTTTTTGAAATGTGTCTTTTGCTCATTTTCATATCAAAATAATTTACGTGTATAATATTTTTGCTTCCCGTAAATCGGGAAATTTTTAGTGCTGTTGTGTTGCTCCCATCCGTCAAGCCCCCTCATGATGTCGTTAATCTCACGGGTGTTGTATCGGGTCATATCATGCTTTTCTTTACCCAAGCATTCGCACCACAGTTCAGCGATACAAACATAGTTTCGATGCTTTGATCCTTTGGGGCTTAGTGGATCGGTCAAGAAGGTTCTGCGTTGGTGAATATCCTTATCGCTCCAATCTTCAGGCAACAACGTGTCAAGGTAATCTTGAACAATGCCTTGACGGTCGTCTACCTGGCTGTGATCGCGTTGTTCTTTACGGGCTATCCTTTCGACTTCACCACTCAAATAAAGAGGTTCACCGGCTTTGAATAGCTGCATGGCTTCAGCCCAAACTTGATCAACTTGTTCGCCAACTAATTCGTCTTTGTCAAGGATTCGCTTCTTCATTCGGTATTCGTGGACATCAACGGGCATGAACCGCCTGTTTCCTGAAGGGTCACGGAGAAAGTCTTTTTCATTAGTAGTGGCTACGAATATCGACTTCCGCTTGAAAGTCTCTACAATTCGCCCATAAGCTGGCCGATAGGTGTCTTCACGCTTGGTAAGGTAGTGCTTGGTTGGTTCAATGTCTGATTTCCTAATACCCGATAGTTCGGCTATTTCCATGATCCAAGCACCTTGTAATTGTTCAAAAGCTTCTTTACCTGAAATGTTGTGAAAGGAATCGCTGAACCACTCTTGACCCAGCTTGGCGAAAAACGTACTTTTTCCGGTACCTTGTTTGTTGCCAACCAGTGTTAACACAAGATCGAACTTCACCCCAGGGTTAAAGACCCTGGCCACCGCACCAACAAGAGTTTTGCGAATGGCTTCGCGGCTGTAAACGTTATCGTCCGCACCGAAATAGTCGATCAATAAATTATCAATTCTCTTTTGGCCGTCCCATTCTAAGGCGTTCAAATACTCTTTAACTGGGTGGAAAGAATGCTTTTCGAACTCTATGTTCAAAGCGTCTTCTATTTTGGTCACGCCTGAAATACCATAAATCGTTTCAATGTAATTACGAATACCTGAATAATCGACGTTTCTGATAGGTTCCGGTTTATAAATTTTGCGCCAAGGCAACGACCGCATTACGTATTTCTTATCGTCAAAGACGTTTTCTTGGAAAGCTGACTTCAACTTTACGTCATTGGCAAATATCAAGTTTATGTTAGTGGAGCTTGAAAGGTATTTTCCTTTGCCATCAACCTCTAATTCAGACATCCAATCAAGTGTAATTTCTTCTTCCGGTTCTTCGAAATCGTCAGCAAAGTCGTATTTTGATTCAGCTATTTTTTCACTGGCCAGGGTCTTTTTAACGTCTACATCTTGACGGCAAAATTCCGACATAGCAATAAAGCTTTTTGCTTTCACCCCTTCAGACCTTTGGTTGCCGTCAAGATGTCCGAATTTGTGAATGCGGACTAAATCGAAAGCGTTGCAAAGCTTCCCGCTTGAAGGGTCTGTCCCGTGATGGGAAAAGGCAAATTTGTCTCCATACAGCACGAGGCCAGCCGCAGCCGTGCCTTGTGTGTAGGTAAACCGACCGTCGCCCGCACTAACGTACTCTTCACTTAGGAAGCTTTCAATAGCTTCAGTGATTGAATACGTGCGGCAGAACGCGCCGATAACACCGCGCTTGATTTCTGGGTCTTCCTGCCTACTTGAAGCGTTCTTAACTTCTCGAATGGTACTTTCTGAAGTTGGCCACGCGCTTGAATCAGTCCAATCGGTATAGCTGCTTAAAATCTGGTCAACGTCTAACCAAGCCCCTTCTTGGGACACGGCATAATATTCTTGGTCTTTAGGTGTAGACGGCCAAAACATTAACCTTTCACATTGGAAAGTTGTATTGTCAAATAAGTCGATCCCCAGAACACCGGCAACGTACCTGGCAGTTGCAACATATTCGTTGGGTGTTGCTTCCCTTGATAAAGGAAGTACTAACCGGTAACGCGGGCTTGCGTCTGAATGCTTATGCGTCCCGTGAAGGACTGCCGCGTTGTTAAATTGTAACTGGAAATCATCCCAGAAGTTCAAATGTGCTTCGTCAATGTCCAGTGTCAACAATTGACGGTGAACAACATTTTCCGGCTTTCTACGGCCACCACGAAGGTAACCGCCTACATAACCCCCAGCGTCTTTGATTTTAAGTTGATCCTCCTTAGAAGCGGTCACAAACTCTTTGAACGTTTCGTTGGTCTTATGTTCTGTTAGAAGCTTCTCAACCAGTTGCGCCCAAGTCCATTTTTGATTTTTCCAAACTCTTGATCTGGCACCATGCCCAACGGCTATATCTATCTTTTCGTCGTGCATTTATAGGAATATAAAGTAGTAGCCAGAAGCCCAAATAATTAAACTGAATGTCCAAGTAACTCTTTTTTCAATTAACAAATCTACTATTCTGTCAGCTTTGTTTTGGTTCTTCGAAAAGTAAAATATAGTAATACAGACTATCACCGAAGGCAACAGAATTATCATTTCAATTACGTGTAAAAATCCTAGAAAATACCGCATATCAATCTTTTTTATAGTATTCAGTTAAATACCCGTCTGCGGCCAAAGGAAGACCTTTTGCCCACTTAACCGGTTCACTCATGATTTGGCACATTATACTTAAATCGTCGTCTTGATCGTCCGTAGGAATTTCGCAAACTACTTCATCGTGTACGTGCATCACGATGTCAAAACCAAACTTATCAAGGCGCAACATAGATTCGGCTAGAAGATCACGTGAAATAGCTTGAACAATGTTTTCCGTAAGTTTTCCGCCGTAAGTGTCTAACCTAGTCCATTGCCTTTTAACTTGATCCATACCCATGTAAATAATGCTTTCAGCTTCCCAAGTTTCACCGTTAGGCTTCCGCACTGTCTTTGGCATAATCTGCGGGTTACAATAGAAGAGCTTGCGACCTGAAGGTAATTTGATAGTTAATGCCCGCCCGTTAGAACAGAATTCTAAGCCCCGATGCTTTGATTTTACCACAGTGTCGCCGCCTAACTTGATCGCTCTTTTGGCGCAAGCTTCTAAATCTTTCCAAAGCTGAACTATGTTAGGACTTGCCGCCCTCCACCTGTCAATAATTCCTTGTTTCTCTTCTTCTGGGATATCGTTGTTAGTGTCCATGACTGTTAAAGCACCGACACTGCCTTGGTACCCAAGTGCAAGTTCTGCAACTTTCCCGCGCTGTCTTAGTGGTGATCCTTTCGCTATCTGATCCATTGGAACGCCGAACATACTGGAAGCCGAAGCTTCATAAATCTTGCCGTGTGTGTTGAACACCTTAATCCGCCAATCTTCTTCGGCCAGCCACGCCGTAACACGGGCTTCTATCGCGCTAAAATCGGCAACGGCAAACGTCTTACCTTCTGGGGCTACAAATGTAGTTCTGATAAGCTGGGAAAGCGTGTCAGGCACATTACCGTACAGAAGTTCAACTTGCTTGTAATCGCCTGTTTTAACGGTGTCCCTGGCCAATGTAAGATCAGGCAAATAATTCTTAGTAAGGTTCTGCAATTGAACTAAGCGACCCGCCCAACGCCCGGTTCGATTTGCGCCGTAAAACTGGAAGAACCCATGCCCGCGATTGTCGCTACAAATGCAATTTAACATTGCGGTGTACTTTTTGATAGAAGATTTAGAAAGCATTTGACGACGGTGTAGAACTTCCCTAACTTCTTCGTTATCTTCTTCAGCCAGCAAGTTAGATACGTCTTCTTTAGCCAATGATTCTACTTCTTTTCCTATGGCTTCACCTATCCACTTTTTAAGCTGTGGCAGACTGTTAGGGTTGTCTACACCGGTCAAAGCTTTCATTTCTTCTTTGATGATCGCCGAATAATCTTCATTAATTTTGAAGGCGTTTTTGGCCATTTTTGAATCAATAATAATACCCCTATCATTTATTTTTTGATCCAGAATATAAAGCTGCCGTTCCATGTCTGGAACCGGATAGTCTTTCAAACGATATTCAATTCCCCTTTCCGCTTCTACATCTTGCATACAATATTGTTTGTATTGTTCCCACTTTTCAAGGTCGTGCCAAGGAAAATTTCGAGTTCGCCCGCCGTTGGCTTTTGTGGGTTTGCAAGGAATGGAGAAATAACGGATTAACGCTTTACCCGTAGCAAGTTTAGCCTTGTCTTCTCCAAAGTGAAGAGCTTTTGAAACCATGTCCAATGAAAGGGGTAGACCACAATAGGCCGCATGTACTGCTGAACAGTGCCAAACGTTTATTGGGGTCATGATGCCAAAGTTTAAAAAAGCCTGACGTTCAAAAGTTGCATTGTGTGCGAACTTCTTAACTGTTGGGTCTTTTAAACCTTCGAGGAATTCAATAGGTATTTTTTCGCCTTGCGCCAGATCGACTATTTGCACCGGATCGTTTCCGAATGCGTAAGCAATCATAAGAATTTCAAAGTCTACAGATTCTAAGTATCTGTAGGCTCCGCAGCTTTTAATATCTACCGAACTGTACGTTTCTATATCAATGTGCAGTTCTTTCATATTGTAGTGTTGGGAGGAATCGAACCTTGTTTGCCATTCTACCCGCTTTTTACAGCGAATCGCTTTACCAAATAAGCTACAACACTATTTCGGGGTGCCGATAACCACCTAACCTAAAAGGCACGGCACCCCTGTTCACCAGCTACGGAATTTCTTAATCTAACAGATCGTCAATATCGTCAGCAAAGTCATTGGTAGCCGAATCAGCACCGGCTAATCTGTCACCGTCTTCAAGCTTCAATAAGTTGTTCAAACCGCAAGCAATACCTTTGTTCTTGACGTTGAAGGCGTAGAAGTTAACGGAAGCTTTACCCCAGCACCCGCTATAGAATTCTTCTCCTGAAATTTCTTCGTCGAATTCTGTTGCGCTTTCTGGGTCTTCTACAATCTTCTTGCCTTTGGTGTCAATAATACCAGGCTTGCTGTCGCCCTTTGCGTTTAGGAAATACATACCAGCGTAATTTTCATCGTCTGGTCGTTCTTCGTCACCGTCCCTTAAAGGGAGTTTCAACGTTGCCGGAATCTTACCGCCAAACTTAGCTTTGCCAAGTTCCTTCGCGGCTTCAATTGCTGCTTTAATCTTCTTTACTGTAGCCTTGTCTTCCTTGGGAATCAACAATGCTACGCTGTACTTCTCTTTAGCCCCTTCTTCAATCGCTCTCGGCGTGAAGACGTTAGCATAGCTAAAGCGTACTTTTCCTGTTACTACTTTTGTTTCGCTCATAATTCAAATATAAGTGTTTAAAATTAATTTTCGATTATTTTCCAAAATCTTTTTTTGCTTGCTCTACTCCTAAAGCTCTTCGCTTGTCAGATTCAGGCACTAGAGTTGGTTTGCCTGGTGGCTTGATAAGTAAGTGGTTAACTTCACCTTTACCAACTAACTTTTCGATATCGCCTATACCTTTGATTTTAGTATTGACGATTTGATCTTTTCCGTAGGTTTCAGAAAGTTCTTCAATAGCCCTTTCTTCGTCTTGCCATTTGCGATTAGACCTACCTTCAACCAATTTGTAACCTGGCCACGATTTACCCTTTAACGCTTCTTCAAGAAGGTGTTGCCCTACTGAATTAGCCCAATCAACCAGAAGTCCAGTTTGTTCGTAAACAGCAACTAGTTCGTCGTCTTCTAACGTTTTAGGATCGGCAAATTCTTTCTTGGCCAATTCGGTGTTATGGTTTGATAAAGCCCTGCAAACAGGTTTTGCTTTACACCACCTACACCAAGAACCAGGGTTGCAATCGCCTTCACCCGCGTAAGCTTGATCGGCAGAAGGTTTAACGACTTCTTCAGCCCATTGGGTAAGTTCCTCAACTGTCAGTATTTCCGAATCAATGTGATCAAGACGCGGTTGAACGATGGTCATTTTCACTTTGGTAATATCGTAAACCAGATCAAACTTGCGAAGAAGACCCAAAGCGTAAAGGCGCAATTGTGAATTTTTCTTGGCATCAACTTTCACACCTTTACCATACTTCAAGTCTACAATTTCCAACAGCCCATCAGCAATAATATTTGCGTCAGAAGTTCCAAAACCTTCAGGTACTAGATATGAAAAGTCAGTTCGTTCTTCGATCTTCAAAACTGCGTCTACAGTCTTCTTTTTTGCGACTGCGAATTGCTCAAGAACGTAGTCGGTATAAACCTTAACATGGTCGTCCATTTTTGGATCATACAAAGCATTTGTTTTGTGCTTTTCCTTTTGATCTTTCCAACGGTCATAGTCCGTTCCTTTCCCGATCTTACCCGTATGCGTTTTAATCCGCAATTCAAGATCAGCGAATTCGTGCGCAAGCGTTCCTTCTTGAGCAAAAGAAGAACTACCCTTTGAAGGAATGTCTTCTTCCATTCTGGCAGAAGGGGGGCAATTAATCCAACGGCTTGCCCCCGATGCTGAAAGTAACGCATGCTTTCTTTGCGAATGCTCTACTTTTTTCATAGTGAATTCAAGAATTCGGTAAATTCATCGTACTTGGAAGGGTCAAGCGATGATATATTGTATTTGCCGGTGTCTGGGTTCTTAGCGTCCATTTCTTGCAACTTCTCTACGCACTTGTCCCGCGCTTCGTCGCCGCCTTCCTGGATGGTTTTACTAAGTAAAGCCCTAACCGCTATCAACCGTTGTTCGTCTGATTCCTGCGGCTCTTCTTTTGGTGTTTCAGCCTCTTCTTTCGCAGCTTTTTCGGCTTCAATTTCCGCTTTCGTGCGCCTTGGCTCACGTGTCTTTTTCGCTGGCTTCTCTTCTTCCGGTTCAGTTTTGGAAGTTTCTTCAGCTACAGGCGTTTCTTCTTTTCCTTGGCCGCCAACTACCTTCAGGAAAGAATTCAAAGCTTCAGTATGTGAAGGCTTTGAACTGTCAATTTCGACTTCAAATTTAACTTTTGTCATTGCTTATTTATTATTAGAAATTTCAAAATCCAAACGATTGATATATTCACTAAGCGTGATACTTGAATTGTGAATTATAAAATCGTGAAAAAGACTATCCTTGTGGAAAATCTTAGTTGTCCATGTTTTGGTATTTAACTTGGCGGTATAGTTGCCGCTTACCAAAACATGGGTGTGTCCTTCAATGGTTGATTTCCAACCAGCCCCAGAATAAAGTTCAGAAATAGGTAATCCGGTATAGAGGGAAAACCGGCTAATCTGGTCAGCGTCTAAAACGCCATCGCCAGCAAGCACCCTATCAAGTGCAAGTTTAGGGTGCTTGTGTGTGGGGAAAAGTTCTTGTGCTACTTCCTTTGGATCAAGCTTTTTTGCCTGAATAATTTTCTTCAGATCAATTTTTTTCATGGCCCAAAGCTAAAATAATTTTTAGTAAAAACAAAAAATTATTTTCAATTAATCGGCTCTTCTTCCGCGCTGTACTTCATTAACAAAAGCGTCACAGGCAAGCCAATGCATAAACTAAAGATCAGATATCCGATAATAAATTGCATCATGATGCTTCTTTTTTCTTAGCGAATTTGTTCATTGCCACATTGGTAATTTGCCCTAAATATGGACTAGCGAAATAGAATCCAAGGATCAGCATAACCGCGCCAGTCATTTGTTCAATGTTATCGCCAATTACTTTTGCGCTTGCGTCCCATTTTTCAGGCGACCCAAGCCAAATACCAGCAATTGGCAAAGCCATCCTTGCAATAAACATTAACAACCAAACGAAAGTGATAGAAAGGGCTATTATCCGCCTGGCCAGGTTTTGCCCTTGTGTTGTCTCCATCCATCGGATAAGCATGTTGCGGCCTTCACTAATCGCTTTAGCTGCGTCTTCGGCCTTTTCTTCTTTGGTGTAGATAAACCTATCCAAACCATCCCCAACGGCTTTCACCGTATCGCCCAAAGCTTCAGGGCTGCCAAGTAATCTACCTAAAAATCCCATATCATTTCAATCTTAATAGTGACTTCAAAATTGGCAAGCCTGATATCCCAAAACTACCAAGAAGAGGCGTTAAATAAATATAAAATTCAATCTCAGTACCGTAGAAAACTTTCGCCCAACTCATGAATAAAAATACCCTAAGACACCAAAGCGAACCGTACAGTATCACCATGTCTTTTAAATCGCTTTTATCCAACTTACCGTCTGCATTTTCTACGCCTTCCTTTACCCACCCTCTAAAAGATTTAGAAACTAGCATTACGATTTCAGGTACAAACATCATAACTACGAAAAAATATAACATTTCTTCAGGGGGTCTATTTGGATTAGCCCGCGCTATCATTTGTGAAGCGGGTGAAAGTAAAGCATTGTATAACCATATTCCAAACAGCTTAACGGAAACAAGAATCTTTGACATTTGCCGATCATTTTTTATATAACAAAGTTCCTAAAGAGTAAATCAAAATACCTCCGACAACCGGCAGCATTGGTAGCTGCCCCCTGTATAAGAAATATTCCAGTAGCCTAAAGTTAGCGAAAATGACTAACAATATCGTTAAACGTGAATACCTAGTTGTTTTTTCGCGTATAGAAAAGTGGACAGCCAACGTTAATAATATATTTGTAACCATCCATCCGGCGTCATGCGCAATCCACTTTGGTTTTTCTAAATGGTCAACAAATAGAAAGACATCAACTTTTTGGTCGATGTCTTCGAATAATGTCCAAAGGAACATCAACGGTAAACTTAAAACCGCCAATATAATTGCCTTTTTCATTCTCTTGGGTCTGAAGGTAATTGGCCCGGGTCGTCGCTTGCTAACGTAATTTGGTGGTGCGGGTAATCTTTTAAGGATTTCCAAAAACCACCCCATTCCCAATCAATGCCAAGTTCTTTTGCACATGACATAATAACCCCACTTATAACAGCAAGTGGCACTTCTTCCCAAACTGCTTTACCGTCAATAAAAGCATAGATATCAACTCCTAAACTTGGGTAATGGTTATGCTTTCCTTTACGACTTACGCCGTCTATGTTAGTTACTATTTGGCCAGGCTCCGAACGTCCTTGCGTATATAGTTTTTGCTGTCTGTCAATTGTTCGGTGACCTTCAGCTATACCAAAGTCAATAGGCGTTCTTTCTATAGCCAGATTCAGAACTTTTTGAATTGCTGCGTCGCAAGTTGCTAATCTGCTTTTACTCGTTTTTCCAAATGAATAGATCATATTTATTGCACGTTAGTTTTAATAATATTCTTCTGGCGATCTGAAAAGCTTATTCCAAAGTGTGTATTGCCTAAATCGTCGTACCTAGCTTCGTCAAAAGATTCCGGTACCACTGGAAATTTTTCATACTTCAATTCTTGTAACACATCGTAAGAGGTTATTAAGATTCTATTACCCAGCAAATCCTTGGTGGTGATCCGGTCGTAAATGCTTTCAGGAACAAGATTTGCTTCAAGCTTGTATTCGCGGTTAACCGTGTCCCTATTCTGGATTTCACGGTAAGAAGTATCTTGGTAAATATCCCTTTCGATATTCGCTTGCATCTTTCCGAAAGTCCCAAACAAACGGATAGAAGAACGCCAACCGCCGTCAACTAAGCCGGTAAAATTAAATTCACTGTTGTCAATGTTACCTTCTTGGAATGATTCAATCTTGATCGTCTTATCAGCCGATAAAATGTCGAATGTATTTAATCTGAAATATCGACTAAAAAATTCGGTGGTACTTCCCAGAATTGTAGTTGTTACTTTCACTTGATACCTGCCGCCAGAAAAAGCGTTAAATATCGCAGTCCAATCGGCTTGCCAGCCTACATAAAGCGAATTGCTTGGGAACCCATCGTAGTAAGTACCGTATGTATCGTCTGTTATTTGAGCAACTATTATATCGCCTTTTAACAACTCTATCAAGATAGTATCGGAAGAAGTGATTTTTGTAAACAAGAAATCGCTGAAGTCGTTCTTGATCCCGTCGTTATCATCGTCTGCGAAAACCTTCTCTTCGAAGTCGCAACGGAAATCACAAGGACAAAATAATACATCACTAGGAGCCACTACCCCAATAGGTGGCCGAATCGGTGACGCATCAAATTTAACTACTACCCCAGGCATATCTTTAATTGTAAAGTGAACTACCAAACCATCCGTTCGAATCCATAATGCCGATTCTTTGGTTCTGAATATCGAATAGATTTGCCCCTTGATTCAAGGCGGCAACAAAATAATCATATTCACCAACACCATCAACTTGAATCGAATTATCTACTTCGGTACTAACGAATTCGTCATTGATAGCCGCAATGTAATTGCCTTGATTATCGTAATGCTTAACGACGATCGAATATCGAAATTTTTTATCGTCAGGATCAGAGTAATACACTACCCCCAAACCAATTGCAAAAGCTTTTCTATGCACAACGCTATACCCGTCAGGGGGCGAAGGATGATCTGATATATCTTGCAAAGGGTTTTCACTGCCAGGTAAAAGAACGCTTATCAATCCATCCTTCCAAAGCTTAGAAGGGTTAATTCCGTTCTTTATCAATTCGTCTAATACTTCGGCAAGTGTACCCCTTACAAACCTTATTCCGTCAGCCGGATAAGTGATTGTGTCATTGGTGTCTTGCACGTATGAAGTTATTTTAGTGTTGTCAAAAAATACTCTATATTCCATTTTATGATGTCGTTACCGTGAAACCTTTTGCTTGTAAAGATGCTACTGCCACTAATCCTGAAGCCCCAGGCGCGGCGTTTGTACCTGCAATGTTGATCGACCTACCGGTGAAGCCGCCGCTTGCGCTATTATCTATATCCACTAAAGCGTTATCAACTTCGGTCTGTGTCCAATTATTGCTTTGTAAAGTTGTTTGTTGATCGTTTATATCGTATATCCCCGCAATGTCTAATTGGCCAGCTACGTAATTCCAATCGTTATTTTGCATTCTAATTGCTTCATAAGGAACGGAAGTGGTACTTGGAAGCGTAATATTTACAAGATTCGTATTACTATTCAAATTGAAACTCCCAGCATCCCCTGAAGCATTTTGATTCGCATCCATAACAACCCAAGAAAGATCAATTGTTACAAGATTAGTCCCGGTTATATCTATCGAGCTAAAAGTTGCCGACATTGAAGGCGGCAAAAGTAAAGTGTTCAAAGGAACGTTTTGTAAAGAAAGCCTCGACCTAACATTAAAATTAGCCCAAGAAATATCAAGACTTGATATGTTTGTTTCTTGGAAACGTAAAGCCCCGCAATTAGTAGGAAAAGCGAAAGAAGACGGCCAAGTAACACTTGTTAAATTGCCGGTAGCCGGTGAAGTTTGATTTAGAACCGTAACGAAGTTTTCAGCAAAATTAACAGTAGATAGATCGAGATTACCGTTTAGCCCATTACGCCCCAAGAATATGGCCGCTATGCTTCCCGCGTGTCCTGAAGCGGGTTGGGTAAAAGAAGTCAAATTGAAATTATCAGTAAACAGAATACGGGCATTGTTCACAAATTCAACTTGCGAAAGGTCAACTGCTAATAAATTGCAATCTTCAATTTCTATTTCTCTAACAGTGGTGAGGTTTACACCAAAGTTTACCCCTGTTAAATTGATATTGTTATCAAACCAAATATCGCAATTATTAGCACTTGTAAATTTGTTCAATGGTAACGTACCGGACAAATTGCAACTAGCCCCGTATATCTGAACCATTGAGCCGCTATAATCACCGCTCCTATACGTCGGATTTACAAGGTTAGGGTTTGACCTGAATCGTAAATTCGCATCTGTAGTAAAGTCAATGTTACTTAAATCAAGCGAAGTCAAATCGTTTTGAGAAACATCGATAGTTTGATAGGTGTTGTTAGGAAGGTC